CCGACGTATTGATGATCATTCGTTAGATGCCGATGGAGAAGCGTTTATTACACCCGAATTGGCGCGACGAGGACGTCGTCCAGCTTCAGTTGGAATTTCTCCATCAACCCAAAGGACAATACGTTTTCACCGTCGAATAGACAATCATCAGATGGCGTATACCCGACGTCACTCAGCAATGGCCCAGAAAATACAACGAGCGTTCCGACGAAAGTCGAACCGACGCCGAGGTGCAGCACGGGCACATTCCAGGATCAGTACGAAACGTTCAGCTCTGATCGGAGCTGCTCCTGTCCGTTCTTCTGGCGCTGTTACCGTCCGTCGCACGATGCTGGCTCCTAATCCAACTACTACAGAAGGAGGAGCGTCATTTACATCTGGTCAAATTCGAAACGCGACATCCGAAACAACTCCTGATGGAAACTTCTCATTTGGTTATGCCTTTCAATTGGATCAAATGACTCAGTATACTGAGTACACTGATGCATTTCAATGGTATAAAATCCAAGGTGTGATCTTAACGTTCTTCCCAGAACAAAACACTCATCATGCGCTTCCGCGTGGTAATGCCACGCATCCTATTGATGATGTGAGTACTAACAATTCGGCTACAACACTTACCGGTCAAGCGCCTTATTTGATTGTTGCGCCAGATACTACATCTGATGCAATTTTTAGTGGAGTGAATGTTGCTCTTGCACACGAAGGTGCTAAAATGCACATGTTTAATAATGCTGATGAGTTGAAAGTCTCTTTGAGACCTAAACCTACCGGATTGGTTGGAACTGCTGGGTCTGAAGTACGTATATTGACTTCGGATTCTAAGTGGATTACAACCTCGTCTGCAACTGTTCCTCATTATGGATTACGTGCATACATGTCGTGCAATGATCATTCGACTCTACGTGTATTCATGACCATGATTGTATCCTTCAAAGGATTGAAGCATTAAGCATCTTCTATGGCTGGAGAGGCCCCGGGGATAGAGGAGGAGGATGCGCATAAAAAAAAGAAAAAAAGAAAAAAAGGGATTAATTTTCTATTGTCTGTTTAAAGTCACTAAAGGACCCATAAATAGAATGGAAACCCAAACGAGGCAGATAATGCCATTTTGTTACGCGTCTTTCAAAGCTAGGGAAGTAACAATCGCGATACCAAAGATGAGGAGCACGATTAGTAGTAAATACAATAGTCTTCGCCACAAACTGGATCTGACCACCTTTTGATTCAACGAGCATTGGATATCGGTCGCACATGCGTAGTACCAAATCAAACGGGAGCCATCCATAAAATTCATCGAGGACCACAACTTCATGTCTTGCATATCCACACCACCACTTGGAACGTTGTTTCCAATAGCTACCAGGGTATTCATCCATCGCCCATTTTGATTTCCCGGTACCCGTGGGACCAAATAGAACATGTACTTCGACCTCGTGGCTCCGTGGTACTGTTTTCATGGTTAGGTATCGATCAAATGCACGATGGTAACGTACCCACAATGGAAAATAATCATCAGCAATGGTTTCAATCGAAGCTGATCCTTCTTCCAATCGTTGTTTGATTTCGAGCAACTTTTTCCCGGCGTCGGAGTTCCCGCCCGGGTTCTTGTCCTTCAAGTTCCAACCCAACCGTGCGGCTAAGCAAAGTGGCCCATCGTCGTCTACGATATGCCAAGCCGCCAGGTTTTCTCCATCGACCAGGGTCCCGTAGATCATAGTCGCCCCCATTCGAGTGTCTTCTTTTGAGCAATACTTGACGGCGTCCAATCGGGATCCTCGTCGTCGTTCCCAATGGGCTCGGTTGTTGATCTGGTTCTTCATCCATTGAAGGTTCCGTGGATTGGCCAACTCGATGTATCCTTGCAGGTGCATAGTTCCCTCTTCGCCAAGCTCTGGCTGATAGATCGCATGAGCTACGTGTCGGAGTGCAGTCCATTGTTCAGGGTATTCGTCGGTAGATGGGTTGTTGATAGTAAATATCCAATTGCGTGATGCCATGCAGATTGAAAAGTGATTGAAAGTCACCCCTCCTAATCTGGAAAGTCAGGTGACTAAAGTCTCAAGTTGAAGTGACTCTTGACTCACAGTCACAGTGGTATGACTCTTGAAGAGTGGTAGACCTAACCCTAACTTCAGGCCGGGGCCGCATATGCCGGCCCCTGGTGCTGAAGGCCCGAATCCTTGCCGGCCCAATTTACTTGCCAAGAATGGAGAGAAAATATCAGGGACAACATCACTTGGGGGGCTTAGTATTACCCCCCCAAGGTGGTAGGCAGGCACCCTGATGAATAATTTGTATTGGTTGAAGTTCAACCATATATACTAATGGCTGGAGCCGCACTAGTGGAAGCATTAAATTTTTCGGATGTTGGTGCAGAGATTTTGGAAATGGCCCAAAGTCTTACAGCAACTGAATTAAAAGAAATGCTTCAATCAGCCGGAGTAGTTGGGCTTCCCATTACTGCGGCCCAATCAATCGTTGAATATGTAGGCGGTGGTGGTGAGCCAAGATATGAGGGCGATGTATTCCGCCACCGACGTATTGATGATCATTCGTTAGATGCCGATGGAGAAGCGTTTATTACACCCGAATTGGCGCGACGAGGACGTCGTCCAGCTTCAGTTGGAATTTCTCCATCAACCCAAAGGACAATA